GTTTTAGGCCGAGCCTCGGTGACTTGCCAACTAAGTTGAACAAGCTTCATACTCTTAGTGAAATATTCCGCTTCCTCAGCGGATCGACCGCATCGGTCGACACTTTAGAGCATGACACTGCCCACTATAACCTCGTGGGACGTGTCCATGAAGGTGCTGTAGATAGCGATACGCCTGGGAACAATAATGTTTTCCAAACGCGCGTTACGCTCAACGGCACTCATACGAGTTACACCTTAGACGGTGGTGTGGCTGGGGGAGTGACTACCCCTATTTACACACACAAAGATCTTCCGACCATCGCTAGTCTTGTCGCGTTAGGCCAATATGACCTCAACGTTTCACCCGGCGTGACTATCCAAGTGCGTAATTTACGCTTTGGGTTGCACGAAGGGGGCCTTTCATGGGTCAAGTATAGACTTATCCATGGAGCTTACGGCCAGCCTGGTGATGGGATCTCCGAATGGCTTTGGTATAAAGAAATTGAGGTTGCATATGGCGTTTGGTGGGAGTTTATTAACTCCCCACCGACTGACCAGTTTATGCTCTACTCAAGATCCTATCCAGTGCTTTACAAGGCCGCCCATTGTGTTAAACACTATGCGCGTTCTCTCGGGGATCCAATTTCTTGGTATTTGTCTCCTGCATTCTACAGTTCCCAGTGTTGGGATTGGCAAGATGCCATCTCTTTTACTGGTAACTGGGTGTGGAACGTCACTTCGACGCCCACATACGGTTGGGAGCCCTACTCGGGAATTTCTGGCGATGGTGGCTACCGTAAGGTAGACACTGGCGCCACTTCCTTTGTGCGGTTCCGCCGAGAACTATGTCCGGTGCAGAACGATCTCCTAGTAATGGGCTTCCAAGCCCAGGGAGACGCTTGGGATAGCAATATTGTTATCCTTAAGGCAAATATCTTAGAATTTCTGTTTGAGCTTGGCGACATTGCCAGTCTCATCGGTAGCCCAGTTGACTTACTTATCAAACTGGGACGCAGTGAAGAGCTTGCCCGTAAGGGTAAGCGTCCTGTGGCCGCTTTACAACTCTTATTAGAGGCGTTTACGGATGCACAGTTATTCTATTCTTTTATGCTCAGACCTAACGTTCAGCTTTCAATTGAGGTTTCTCAAAAAGCTGGGCGTCTCCTCCGAAGTTTTGATTCGTTCTTCGGATGGCGGGAGATTCATGGTCGGGTAGTATATGAAATCGGTGATGAACTACCGTTTTTCACTGGTTCCCACGTTGTGGGTAGATCGAAGATGCGGGTCAGAATACCACCTGACTCCGCATTAGCGACCGTACTACCTTTAGAGGAGCTCGGCGTGTTGCCAAGCTTATCCCGTTATTGGGAAACGCTTCGTTTGAGCTTCGTCATTGATTGGTTTTTCAATATACAGAGTAAGTTAGACGTCATCGATAAAACGATGCGTTATATGGCGCTGGATGTAGCATATGTTACAAATAGTGTCACACTGTATAAACCAATCATTCCAACGGATTTCGTAGTAGAGGATGAAACCGCGTACAAATATTATGCACGTTGGGTACTTCCGTCTGCGCAGACTTTTACGCCTACGCGACTGAACATCCTTGGCGCAAGTGGGCCACCCAGCTTACTTACTGCTGGTAGCTTGTTTTACAAGTTAGCCCCTTGATCCACAGTTAAATTAACCTGGAGACCAAGTCCTGCGTATTATGCGCACTCCATAGCGTATTTGCTTGAAAGGAGCGATACACAATATGCCTACGACATATTCCGTAGATAATTTCCTTGATCAACAGCCCTTAGTACGGACTACTGCGGCACCGATCATTGACGTCCTGTCATTTGCGTCTGGTGTTACCCAGCCGAATGCACAAGGCGGCGAAGATACGATTTACCGCTTTCAGGCCGGCGGCTCACCTGAGCTGCCTACCACTCTCCGTATTGGGAGCTACCCTCCTGTGAAAGTTGGGCAGAGCTTGAATACCTCTGCTAAACTTCGCGTCGCTGTTCTTAAAACCAGCGGCGATGGAGTGGAAACTATCCACAACTTAGAGGTAGTGATTGCGATCAATGACCCAACCTTGGGCATGCTTGCTCGCGCTGACGTCGTGAAGCTCGTCTATTTAGTAGCGAGCGCACTGGCCACCGCCGAGTCGCATACCAGCCCGGATATCCAGGCTGATCAACTGACAGCTTTGTCTGTTGGTGTGACCGATCTACTGCCTCTGATCCCCGACCCGGACAACGTGTAAACATGTCCCGGTTACGGTGGAGGATAACCATTCCTTCCACCAGCGGGCCTCACACTGTCATCCTCGACAATGTGAAGGCTCGCGCGGCTCAGGGATTCCTATATGGCACGCCAAATTTCAACACGGCGCGCCACCTCGGGCTTTCCTGGGTCTGCCTGTTATCAGACAACCCACTTGGCCCTCTTCCGCCGGTTATTTATGACCGCTTTGCGCGGTTGTTATATACCGACATTAGAGGTGTCATAAAAACTTATTCCACTCTTGCCGACACGCTCATGAAATCTGAGCGCGCGCTGTCTGACGATTCCGTAGTTCGGTCGTACGACAAACGCATGGAGAAGACCCCAGTCTATAGGGTCTACCTCAATTGGTACAGGAGTGGAGATCCCGTGTTGATGCGTTATCTACTGAGTTTTCTTTCTTTTGGGAAGAAGGCTCCTTTTGTAGACGACGCTCTCGAATCCACCGCTTTCCGCGGCTGGTATGAGAACGAGATCAAGTTGGAACATACCACGTATACGCCCCAATCCTTGCGCAATCTAAAACGAATTGTTTCTTGGTTGCTTGAGGGTTTCAGCGTTGACGTTGGGAAGTTCACCCCGCACCATGGACCCGGCTATACAGCCGAGCGGGTTGGGCGAGGTATCGAGAGTAAGAACGAAGTCATGTCGATCCCTGATCGGCACCGCAAATACTACGCGGGACTTTACTCTCTGTACCCTGACTTCCAGGGTTATTATGATAATTCTGAGATTGCCGCTGAGCTGACATTTGTCCCGAAAAACTATAAGACCATGCGAACTATATGCATGGAGCCAGCTGGTACTATGTATATCCAACAGGGTATACGTGACCAGTTGTACTCGTTTTTCGACGACTCTAGGATGGCTATGTTCTGCCACCTTCGGAATCAGGAGTTTAACCAGCGTGCTGCTCGTCTTGGCAGCCGTACGCGGCGGATCGATACAATCGATCTGTCGAGCGCTTCTGA